ATTCCAGTATTACTTACAACATTAGTGGTATTGTAAGGTGCGTAATTCCCAGTAAGAGTTAAGTTGTCGTATTCCAGTTTAGAATTAATTCCACTTGTTCCGTCTATAATTTGAACCTCCGCATCATCTATATTAGTTGTTGTAGGAGAACCCGTAGCAGAAAATATTTGCGTCTTATCAAGAGCATTATTACCTTGCGTTAGAACTTGGGTAATAGTAGGGGTCGTTACGACTGGTGGATAGACTCCGCCGTTAATTGTTACAACGTCCAAATCATTACAATTCAAAATATCGTTGTTATTCATATCAATATCAAATGTTCCGGCGTTGTTGCCGACACCAAGGACACTTAATAAATCGTAATTATAACCTGGGGGAACTGGAACCAAAGCATTCAGACGAGCTTCAATAGCCGAAAGTCTAATATTCAAGTTGTAGTTGCTTGTATAACTCATTATATATAAGATATACAAACATTTTATTTTAGTCGGAATGACTAACTAAATAAGCATTTTTTTCGCTGATAACGACTTGAGGATACGTCTTCGCGACCATACACCAACGAGAAGGTAAAGATTTGATTTTCTTGATTTGCTCTTTGTCTAAACCAAGATAAGACTCTAACAAATATTTAAGTGAACGTCCTCCAAGAGAATGTGGAAAAAATGTGATTGAATGCGCTTCATTTAAGATACGTTTGGTATCATTACCAGCGCAAGGTAAGTGGGACGTATATATACAATACGTGTTGAAATGTCTACCGGTTTCCAAAATGCTATTCAGAATACCGCCAATTTTAAGCTTCATTGCTTTGTCGGTAATACAATCGGTATCATCAAAAATAACCATACTATCTTTAAAATCTTCAGCTGTTAGCTCTTCTTTTAAAAGAGAAGGTGTTAATTTGATACGTTGTAAGCCCTTGATTTCGTCAATTGAACTGTCGTCATTAATTGAAGAAAACAAATAGATTTGTCGTTTGGGAAAAATGCGCTGGAACTCGGCGCAATATTGTCGGGTAAAATACGATTTTCCGGAACCCGAAGCTCCGGTTATATAAAGGATTTGGCGCTCTTGTTCTGGGTTTGGAATCGGTTGTATCTTGCCTTCTCCGTCTTTTAAAACAAGGTCGTTAAAGGGTCTGATTGATTCTTTTTTGCTCTCCACGCAGAGTATAGGACAGCGGGATTTACCTTTTTCTTCTGGTTTAATAATTGCGATTGGCGTGCCTTGGTTTTCAAAGTTCATTCTTATACTAATAACAGATTTTTATTTTGGGAAACAAATCTCAAACTTGATTTATTGATTTCATCAAAAAGGACGTCACTTGCTTTTTCTAAATATTGAGAAATGGATTTTGGCGTTCGCTGTTTAAGTCCAGCTTCAATAAGAGACCTTAAAGTGGGTTGACCGCGAAGTTGCTCCAAAACCAGTTTCAAATTGGTGTGGATTTGTTCCAATTTTGGTTTACGGAAGGTTTGCTCCAAGACCGCTTGAATGGTTTCCAATTCACTTTGTATTTTATACAGCAAACCGGTTTCAGAATTGAAAAACGTTAATAATCGGTCTAATTTGGATTCATTTTTACCTTCGGCTTCCAGCTTATAATAAGCAAATGCTCGTTTCAACGCTTTGAAAACGTTACCGGCTGAAAACATCTGGAACGAATAATCGTGTTTAATTGAGTTCAGAAGGTGACCTTTTTCCATATCGTGAGGGAAGAAATTGGAGTCTTTATCCAGCTTGATAAAATAATTGTCGGAAAACTCAACAAAGCGACCTTCAACAAGGGCTATAATATCCAATTTGAGAGTAGATTTCATTAAAAGGCAATCTTGAAACGGAATAAGACGACCGTTCGCCATTCGTTTATATCCGCGCATCATATCTTCGTAAGACCAGCGCAAAGGTTCACCATCGCTGTCCTCACCACATTTGAAATCGGTAATCCAAGTATCTTGATTTTCCTTTGCGTCAATAAACTTGTCTTTGAATACCTTGTATAAGCGGTCAAGAGCGCTTTTCTTATCCGAGATTTCGTCTTTGAAAAGCTCATTCAAATCGTAATCAGCGGAATATTTGATTTCTTGTAGGGCGCCACTACCGATAACCTTGTATTTGCGGGAAATTGAAAGCAAATTGAATACATCTTGGACGTTTTGAGCGAACTCTGAAGCGCGTTTTGTAGTCAAAGCGCCACCGGTGTAAAGCGAACAACCATTTTTCATTTTATATATACCAAATCCGTTCATTAATTGCGGACCTTCTCCGTATTCTTCTTCCAATTCGTCAACGTATCGCCACATCAAATCTGAAAGCTTAATTGGTGGAACGAAATCTACGTCTCCTTCTAAATCTTCTTCTCCGTCTTCAACAAGTTTGCGTAATGATAACAACGCAAACCCCAGCGTTCTATCGTCAAATATATAAAGGTGACGTCTTTCACTGTTAAGTGGGATATTCCACTGCGCTTCAAATGCTACTAATAAATCCATTGCTCGTTGGAAATCTGCTGTTGAAGGTGTAATATCTTGAATAAGAATATTTCGCATTTGTCTGTATATTTCGTCCAAATCTTCTTCTTTCGGATACGTAGGACCTAAATCGCCACCCATCATTCGTCCGGCGCCAAGATACCCACCATTATAAGGAGCAGAATAGTTATATTGGACTCCATCAATAGATTTACCCCGAAACGGCTCCAAATTGCGTTTATTTTTATAGTGCTGTTTAATGATAGCATTTCTGGTAAGGCTATCGGGTTCTATTTCATTCACAGTAAGCGGTGTTTCTTCTGATATTCGTTTAGTCGGTCTATATACTGGATAAGGAAGCCCACCAACGTCTTTCCAATCTTCTTGAAACCATCGTTTAAGATTTCTTGGTTTGCCGTCGTCAGCATATTCGCCTCCAAGTTCTTTATATTTCTTTACTAAAAACCCAGATTTGTAAGCGCCGTGAGTCTTATACGTCTTATCTGCGATTTCCTTTGCTTTCTGATATATATCGGGATTGAGTATCATATATTATACAGTAATATATTATATTAAATAGGCTAAAATTAAAGCAAATACTTGGTGGGACAGCTTTGGCGAGACCCGTATATATTGGGTATATCTCTGCTCTGGTTAATGGTCTTACCGTAGAAGTTGCGACCAGAACCTATCATTTCTGCGGTGACGTTTTCAGTTCCGTAGCTGTCTAATACATTTTTAACGGGTTGAATCAGAGTGGTTGGGTCAAATGCCGGAGAAATGGCGTCGTTAGCATTATAAGAGTTAACGGTTATTATAATATCCATCATTAGCTTTTTGCGCTCATCGTTAAGAACTTTAAACATATTTTCGGCGAAATCAATTTTGCCGGTTAGCCACGAGATAAAATCGTATCCTCCAAATGGGGCGGTCAAAAACGCCCATTTCTTAATAAGAACGTTATAAGCCATCTTTAGTTCTTCAATATCACCACCGGACAAGTATTGTCGGTAATCTTTAATAGCCAAAATAATTGTATCGGCTTCGCGCATTAGTTTGGTTACTCTCAAAATATTAGCAACGATTGATTGAGGTGCGTCATATCCAGCTTCGTCGTCCTCGTCGTAATCGCGACGAGACCTTCTTGAACGGCTACTTGACCCGCTTGACGAACTGCTTGGGTCGCTGTCGTATCCGTCTCCACCATCGGCATCAAATAATTCACTTACGTCGTCACTTCTGGCTTCTGCTCTGGCTTGACCTCTATTTTCTTGTCTATTTTCGTAATCACCACTTGAAACGTGTCTTGGTAATTCAGTTCCAGTCTTTCTCGGAGAAGACGAACTCATACGTTCAAAATAATCTACAATACTTCTGACGGGTCTTGGAGACGGACCCATATCTACGGTAGCATCGTCGCTAATTATAAGTTCTACCTTCTTTTTTCTTGGCGCCCTTGGCTTCTTGGGTTCGTTAAATAGTCCTTCCATCGCGGAAAGTCCTTCTTCGCTTGGGTCCATTCCACCGTAAAGTCGGGACAAATGTCTGCGACCGGCTCCTTCTTCAAGGTCGTTTAACGCCCATTGAGTAAGCTCTTTAAATCCTTGAGTGGAACCCAGAGACCGTATACGATTGAATATATCTCCGATTTCACCGATTATATTTGTAAACCGACCCATCTCACGTTTTGTATCGTTCTCGTTTTTGATAGGTCTTACAACAGCGTCCATTTCGTTCGCGTCCTTCATTTGACTTGATTGGACGACAGACATTTTTTTGCTTGCTGATATTATACTATCTGGCGCAAAATCCAAAGTATTTCGTTTCGGCAATTGAGGCATTATATTATACAACAACATTTTTTTTTGGTGTATAAATCAATTCAGTCGGCTAAACAAACAATATATCTAAAAGTGGATACAGTGGAAGCATTTTTTTAAATCAAGGGAAAATGAAGTAACAATACCTCTTATCCTTTGGATTCCATCAATCTTGAAAAATGGTTCCACTCCCTCCACTATCCATACTTGGATAAGTTAATAAAGCCCTTGTTCTTTGACGTATTTGGAAGCCATTGGTAAGGATAAACCCATTTCAGCCATCACTTTTTTGACGATTTCGTTTCTTGCTGACCTTGCGCCACCCTTCATTTTATTTTTAATAGCTTCTTTTGCGAGCGGGATAACGACTTCTTTTCCAACAACTTTTGCTACTGGAGCAACAGCTTTAAAGACACCACTGAAAGCGGATTTCTTACCACCGCGTGCCTTTCCTCTGATATAATCGGTAGCCATCTCCTTTGCGAGTGGAACAAATACATCTTTCGCAACTGGAGCAACAGCTTTACCGAGGTCACCTAAAAATGAACCTTTCTTACCACCGACCTTTGTATTACCAACCTTTACGTCGTGTATATTAGTTGCCTCTTGAATCTGTTGAAGAGCGCCTATCAATTTTGGGTGACTGGTTCTGGTTCGTTCAAGCTCTTTATCTATTAAGGTTATTAAATCAGATTTCGTCAATCCAAGCTGACTTAAAGCCCCATCTGCTTTAATATGAGCGATTAAAGCATTCCAAGGAGCTGAACCAACTCTTGGTAAGACACCACCGCGCATCTTATTGCGAATGGCTTCGGTAGCCATCTCCTTGGCTAAAGGAATGAAAACATCTTTCGCGACCGGAGCAACAGCTTTGCCGAGACTGGATAAGAATGAAGCTTTCTTTCCACCAACCGACATTTGGTGTTTATAAGACGCCAAAGCGGGAGGATAAGACGCTGAATGGAACTCTCCAGGGTGGTTCATTATCATTGCTCCACCTTCCTTTTGGGCTTTCGCCATCGCCCTTTTCTGTTGACGTTTGAGTTTATTACTTTCCAATTTGGCTTTATAAGCTTCTTCTGCTGTTGCGTGTTTCTGGGGTCTTCCCCTTTTCTTCTTTGCGTAAGTGGAGCGCAAGTTCTGACTTGGGGATAAGAAAGGAGTTTCGTGTTCTTTAATTGCCGATAATTCAAAAGGACGATACTTTTCAAGTTTTTCTTTTTCCTCTTCGTCATCACCTTGGTCTACTGCGACCATTCTGCGGACAAAACCAGCGGGCTTTGACCTACCAGTGGGCTTATAAGCACCACCTTCCATTTTTTTGGCTCTAATTGACGCCATATAAGCTTTGGCTTCAGGTGAACCTTTAACAAGGCGACCTCTTCCCTTCTTTTTACCCATCTTCATCATTGCTGGAGCAATCACATCGTGACCCAAATCGTAACCCCAAAGAAGGGGATTCATTGCGCCAACGGCTTTTTCTGCGGGAGAAGCGCCACCAACCGTTCTAACACCGTGACCGTCGGCACCAGGTCTTCCCAAACCAACTAACAGCGCTGGATTAATAACAGACCCAATTGTCTTCATCATATCGCGAACGGGGTCTTTTTCTCTGGCTCCACCTTTCTGGCGGAAAAGCCCAGTTGCTCGCTGTCGCATCATACCACCGTCAGCTCTTGAAACGTCAGCTTCAGGCATTTGGTGGGCGCCGTAACGGATTCCGTGACCGTCAGCACCAACAAGCATACCACCTTCCATATCATCGTCGTCACTTGAACTATCGTAACCGGCACCGCGCATTTTTGCTAAAAGTAACTCTTTCGCAATTGGGACGGCAATTGGAGCAAGAGCCTTGGCTGTTCCAGTGAATCCAGTCTTGAAACCGTGACCGAAATCCTTCCAAAAGCTTCCTCCGATAGTATCGGAGCGACTTCCGTCTAAACTTCCGACGGATAGGGTTCCAGGGTAGTCACTTTCAGTTGACCCAGGCAATACCCATTTTCGCATACGTTTACCTCCAAACATCGTGGGTTGAGGGGTGGATTTGATAATCCCGCGTTCAACGCCATCAAGCACGTGGCTCGCAATTAGCTGGTTGTATTCTTCCATCTTTTATATACTCTAAATATATTTTTATTTGCTGAAAATATATTTTATTTTGGTTTAATTTAAGCTTGAAAAGTGGCTGTTTTCAGAGAAATCTGCGGATATATTTAAATGAAATCTATTTAACAAAGGTGTTTTGCGAGTTTTGACCCAGATTTTGCGCCACCGGAAATCGCACCGCCGGACATTGCGCCACCGGAATGCTGACCTCCAGAGTGGATTCCGCCCATCTGACGTCTCGCCATATCAGCAACTGCCGATACTAATTTGGGATTTTCCTTCACGAATGAAGCAACAGCACCCATTCCGCGATTCATTAGTTTACCACCAACAAGGCGGGCATATTCAGAAGACGCAAGGTGGGGAACAGGATTCTGTTCCTTGGTTCGGAGGACTTGCTCCTTGGTAAGGATACCAGTGAAGATTTGGGAAGTTCCTTGCTGGGTAGCAAAGACACCGGAGTTGACGGTGATAATACAGATTTCGGGCTGGGCGATAGAGAAATCGTATTGATTGGTAACCGACATATTGAACTGGAACTGGTATTGTCCTAAAGAAGAAGCGGACAAATAACTGGGAAGGGAGAAATCCATTACTGGAGCAAGGACTAACAAAGAACCGGTAGTAGGAACCTTGACGACGGGTGTTCCAGCAACTTGACTGGTGTTATCAGCAAATCCTCTAAACTCGTAGAATGACTGACTTGAACCGTTTCTGTAAGAAAGGTTGTATAAGTCTTGCTGGGTCGCGGTGGAAAGTAGACCAGAAGCGTTGTTAAAATTGACGCTGATTTGGTTAATTGTTAAGAAACTGGAAGCGTAGTTCCAATTTTGCTGGGACATCGGGACTCTCGCGGTAATCAAAATCAAATCGGGAATCTGATTTAGCTGAATACTTTGAGAAGTCAAGGTCTGGGTTGCGCCAGGCGCAATAGTAGTTCCGGAAGCGAAAGTAGTTAAATAACGGGGATAGTCAAGGAAAGGAACCACGTTTTTGGTGGAAATCTTGGCGTATTGCTCGGGCTGTAGAGATAAGAAGTTGAAGAGCAATCTTGTATTGGCGAAACCAACAGCTTGAGAAGCAACAACACCACCGTTAGGAGCAGTTGGGAAACCAAGAACAATTTGGGAGATAAACCCACCAAGAGTATTTCCACCAACAACAGCGTTTTTACCGGTTGAGAAGAGTCTCTTACAAGACGAATCAACGTTCAAAACCATACTCATATTGTTAACACCGACTAAACCAGCGGACATATTGGGTTCACAATTGATAAAAGGAGACAAAGCCAAGAAAGGCTCGGTCAAAGTGGCTCTGATAGAAATGACCCAAGTATTGTTACCAGCACCGGTTACGCAAATAGGAGAATCATCAACGTAAACGCCGTTGACGTAACGGTCAATTTGGATAAAGTCAAGACCGTAAGCACCACGAGACGAGTAATCTACATCGTAGGTATTAACTGAATAATCAGCAAGAGGATTATTGTTAGCACCAATCGCCGATTTGTATTCACCGTAAGCGGTATCGGGCAAAGAAGGAGTCATTGTATTGTAACGGGAAAGCTCACGATTGTCGTTCATTCTCATCAACATCGGAAGGACGTCTTGTAAATTGGTAGAGATAGAGACGTTATTGATAGTGGACTGGATAGTAGTAAACAAAGAGTTCAAAGGGAAAGCTTGTAGCGAATCACTGAAACCATACTGGAAGCAACTGGCTCCATTAGGGACAGCGTAAGGAGTTCCGGCACCTCCAAGAGAAAGCTGGAAACTCAACTGGGAAGATAACAGCAAATGACGGTCAATCACGATATTCTCACTGGGGATTTGGACGTTAAATACAATTGACGAGTTGGAAGTGGAAACGGCTTGGAACTGTTGATAAGTTGACTGCGCGGGACCTGATTGGACTCCGAAAACTTCAGAGGCGGTAATGTCGGCAATTCGGCTGTCTTCAATAAGGACGGTTTTGAAATCACTCATTTTATATAATACAATAACATTATTTTTTGGAGGATAATGTTATTTCTCTAAATGTTTAAAAGATTTGTCTAAACCAAATTAAAAGTTTTTGGGATAGGCAACTCCGGCTCCCGAAGGGTTCTTTCGTTGAAACAAAATCTTGATTGTAGCCGTAGACCCAGAAGTCAGCCTAAATGGTTGAAGAACTCCGACTCTATCCCTCCAAAAAACGTTAATATCTAAATTGTATACCGGTGTATTTCCGACTAAATTGACTAAACGGTATTGCGCTGTTGGTGTATAAACAATTTGGGGTTTGTATATTCCAGTATCACTTACGAAGTCGGTAATGACTTGGGAAATATTGGAATTGTTACCACCGTTATTGTATATTTGTCCGTTGATAAATAGTAAAGGCGCTGAAATGTTATTTGGAACTATTGGTAAAGTATTTGAAGTAAAGACGATTGACGTGATTGGAGTCCAGAGTGATACAGTTGAATACTCTTGAACTATCTGATAAGCTTTGTATTGACTTGCGGGTAGTGCTGAAGGCGGGAAGTCAACAATACTTGCGCCTCCGAATCCAAGAGGTTGTATTTGGACGTTCTTTCCAGCGGTAGCGGTCACGTAAGATTGAATGATAACTGGAAAACTGCTAAATAACTGGAACATCGCTGGATTAAAGTATATTCCAATATTATTTGCGCTACCGGTATTATATCCAGCGACGTCAGCCGACATTATTGCTATATTGTTAACAGTATCCCAAGACAGCGAGGGTGCGTGAGGTGTAGGTAATACTAAACCGGCGCCAGTCACTTGCGCGTTCAAGTTAGCAAAACACTGAAGAAATGTTTGATTAACAAGATAAATCCAATATTGATAATTCAAGGTCTCGTAATATCCAGTGCTGTTATTCTGGAGTTTGGTTGTAGTCTGATTTGGTGGCGCGGGTAGTGGCGAAGACGCAATCTGGGGAGACCATATTACGGGTTGCTGTTGGTTGAATGTTTGAAATGGAGCTATTGGATTAGTCCAAGAAAGTGTAACTGAATATATTGTTAAATCTCTGTTACCTTGATTGGGAACAATCTCTGGCTGAAATACCGGCAATGACGGTGTATCCAGTGTGAACCGAACAATACTTAAATAATAACTCTCTGGGTCTAAAACAAAGGGTGAGTTTCTGGTTTCGTTAAAATATAATACCGGCGGGACACTATCAATCCCCTCTAAATTGGTGATTGTTACATCGTAATATACAAGGTCTGGCGTATCTTGAAATGTGAAAGACATTATTATACAATACGGCTATATTTTTATATTCGCTAAAACATCAAAAATAAAATCTAAATCGTTGGTATATATACTTATTAAGTGTATAAACCATCATCAAAAGTGAAATCTAAACAGCAAATACAGAAATCTAAAGGGAAATCTGATTGGTAGCCAAGAAATCTAACACTGTTCTGATATGTGTAAGTAATAATTTATAAATTATTACCAGCAGAAATCAGCTACTGAAGCGCTAATCATTAGATTTCTCTTCTTCAGAGTTAGATTTCTCTTGTTTCACTATTAGATTTCCACTTGGGTCAATATATACGGCTGAAGAAGCTTGGCTTGACTTGTAACCGTCTGGTTTCGTGAGTGTTTGAGTCTCATCTTTGGAATCGCCGACCTTCCTTGGCGCAAACATTTATATAATAGCCTCCGAAGATATTTTCGCTAAAGAATCTAATTGAAATCCAATTGTTAAGTTGAATTGAATATACTGTTAAGTATAGATAGTGGAGGGAGTGGAACCATTTTTTCAAATCAAGGGAAATTGAAAGAATGATATAGTGTCTCTATTGGTCTCTCTAAACTTGAAAAAATGGTTCCACTCCCTCCACCTTTTAAGTTTAGTTGGTTATTATTTAGAAGAATTGTTTTGAAAATAAAATGTTGTATAATTATATAAAATGTCTTATCGCTCTTGTTACGGTAATCCTTATTTTGACGTTGCTGGCTCAACACTTCCGGCTGTAGCTCCCGTTGGAACTGTTCTTACACCAACGATTACTGCTCTTGCTTTAACTCAAACAACTAATACATTTGTTGGTGTGCTTGGAGCTGGATTTACCCTTCCTTCTGGTGTGTGGGAAGTTGATTGTGCTATAATGACCCAAATGGCTGGACCTGCTGACGCCTTAAGCGCTTCAGTAAATTGTATTTCTCGCATATCGTATGCCGGTGTTAATGTCGCGCAAAATGATACTGGTTCTTATCTCGCTGTTGCTGGCTCAACCCAAGACCTTTTCAGAGGAACCAGCGTTAGTGGTGCCGTTGTTAGTAATGGAACAGCTGGCGCTCTTCAAATATTAATTAATGTTGAAACTGCTGATGGTGGTGCTTGGGGAACCCTCGCTGGTGGTGCTATAGGTGATAGTCAATACGTCAGATGTGTTCGTATTGCTTAAACAGTTTAGTAAAATATTAGAATACTTAATTTAATATTTTATTTTTGGTGAATAATAGTCAAGTCCTCAATCGGGATATAAATGTGAGGCTTTTGGTCTCCGAGTAAGTTGGCTCTGCTAAAATCTCGGCGCTCGTATTTGGCGAACTTCTCCTTATCGTAATCAATTAAACAGATTCTATCGGTATAGTTGAATACAAATACAACCGGCTTTTCACCAACTGCTTTGTCCTCTGTAATCATTGTAGTAGGATATTGAGTCATTTTGTTGGTTCGGCTCTTAACCTCGTAATTATAATTGTCGCAAAAATAATCGTGTTTTGAATATCTTTCTGGGTAAGCTTGAATGTTACGATTTAGCTTCTCAATTAATAGTGGAAGTATTTCAACTTCTTGTTGTTTTCCAAAGTCGTAGGATTGCTTAAAGTGAACCATTCTTGTATATATTGGTGTAAGAAGATTTTTTTCAAAATAAATCTAATTTTCGCCGAATATTTCGCTAAATATAAAATCTTTCTATAATATAAATGGCGAAGCAATTTCGGAAACAGCAAGTTATAGAACATTATCAACGAGAACTGAAAAAAATGATTTCAGACAGCGATTTTAAGCGGTATTTTGGTCCCAATTTTGCGCCAATGAAATACAGCGAACTTAACAATTTCAAAGATATAGACGATGTTATCCCAGAGAAAAAAGGATTTAGGATATTCTTGACGGAACAGCGACCCAACGTAGGACACTGGACGGCGCTAATCAAATACGGAGATATTTGGGAGTGGTTTGATAGTTACGGTGTTAAGCCAGACGGAGAGTTCAAATACATTCCAACTATTATCAGAAATGCTTTGGGACAAGGTGGTAACATTTTGAGTAAGCTGTTAAAGACAAATCACCCTAACAGCAAAATATATTATAATAAAAAAAAGTTCCAAGAAAACAACGATGATGTCGCTACGTGTGGACGTTGGGTAATTGCCCGTATATTGGCGCACCAATTTGGCTACGAGCTTGACGATTTTATAAATAAAGTAGACGAATGTTGCGAAGAAACCGGTAAACCACCCGATATTTTGGTTTGCGATTGGATAAATTAACACTTCATTAAGACCTTAACAAGTTCGCATTTATCCAATTTGGATACACCTTTAACACCATTCTTTTTACAAGATTCTTTCAAATCTTTAATACTTGTTCCTTGGTAAGCGTATTTTCCGTCTTTGGTTCGCTCGGGAACCATACCAAAGACTTCAATTCCACACTTTTCTCTGAAATAATGATGGTCGCTTTTTCGGATTTTTTTAACGAGTTTCTCATTTACAAGCTCGTAGACTCCAAAAACGCAATTAAATTGATGTCCTATACATTTTCCGCGACAACAAACATACGTTAAACTACCGCTTGATTTCTTGGGATATTTATATTTATAATATCGGGCTAATATTTTTGTAGCGTTTTGTAGGGTGTTAAACCCAGAGTTCAACTCTTTGAGGACGGTGGCGAATAATTCTCTAAATGTTTCCATTCTATTCTATATACTTATATAATATTATTATTTTAAGTAGTTTTCAAAATATATTTATATATTGTATAATATATATAAAGATGTGTTTGGACGAAAAGTGTGGACGAATAGATATTATTGAGATTTACGACGATATAAAGGTCGTATTACACTACGAGAAGGACGGTGATAAGCCGTTTTTTATTCAGTATTGGGACAACAGCCAACCGTATTTCCGTATACCGGCAAAGAAAATTGCTTTGGAGTTTGAGCTAAAAATCCCACCCAAGAAACTATTTGAAATCGGAGAAGACGCTGTTTTAGAAGCCGAAATATTTAGCGGATTTTAGGCAAAATATAATCTTGCTGTTTTATATAAGAATGGAAAACAACAAGCTATTTGAGAGTCTGAAATCCAAGAATATTACCGAAAGCAGTTTGAAACTGTATTTCAACAATTTGCGCCGTCTGAATGGTGGCGATTTCCCAAAATCGTTTACATTTTTGAAAGACGTAGAAGCTGTTGTTGCGAAGATTGCCGATTATAAACCCAATACGAGACGCACTTATTTGATTAGTATTGTTTCGCTGTTGAAGACAGAGCCAAAGCAGAAGAAGCTTTACGACAAGTATTACGCGCTTCTGGAAACGTATAATAAGAATCTTGCGACTAATAACGAGAAATCTGAAACCCAGAAAGACAATTGGCTGTCCCAAGATGCCGTCAAAAAAGTATACGACGAATTAACAGCAGAGGTTAAACCGTTGTTAGAGCAAAAGAAATTGGGAACCGATGCTTACAACAAGATGCTGTCTTGGGTTGTATTGTCGCTGTATACTACTCAACCACCCAGACGCAATCTGGACTACCAAATGGCGGTGGTTTGTAACAAATACAACTCGGATTTAGACCCGCATTTCAACTATTTGGAGCTACCTACAGGAATGTGGTATTTCGGAAATTACAAGACAAAAGGCACCTACAAGGTTCAAGAGATAAAATGTTCCGACGATTGCCTTGAAATTATTAAACGATATTTAAAGTTCCACCCAATGAAAGCCGAACTCAAGAAAAAGACCGGCGCTGTCCCACTGCTGGTAAATAGTCTCGGTGAACCATTTGAAGCGAATAATGCGATTACCCGTATCTTGAATAAGATATTCGGTCGCCGTATCGGGGTTTCGCTGTTACGCAATATTTACCTTACAGATAAGTATTCGGGAAAAATATCCGAATTAAATGCCGACGCAACCCAAATGGGAACATCGGCTTCCACCATTCAGAACCAATATATCAAAATGGACGGCGAACCGTCCGGTGGTAATATTGAAATGAACGTAGAAGAAATGTAAAATATATAATAATTTATATTATTTGTTATATATTTTGAGGTTTATACTTCAACCCAAGTTACGTTTCCGTAACAATCCTTGCTCGGGACTTCGGGTTTAAACTCTGGGACAAAGTCGTCGTCCAATTGATAGATATATCGGTAATAGGCTTCGTCTACTTGGAACAAGTGTTTTAGTAGCTCGGTTCTGGTCTTCGGAAACTCGTATTTATTACAAGTATTACCCTTTTTCTTGAAATCTTCCAAATATCGTTGAGATTGCTTGGAGAACTCTTGACTCGTGAAGTTGCTTGATAAGAAATGGGCTTTCGCGTATTTCTGCGCCTCCTCGTATAAGGCGGTTGAAGCAAATGTTCGGTCAATGAACGTTTTGGGTTCTTTGTATAACATCTGAACGTAGGCGGAACGATTCTCAAAAAGCATCTCTTTTTTGTATTGGGTTTCAATCACGACGTCTTGTCCGATATTAAACTTGCCGTATTTTTTGATACTTTCTTCTGATTGCTCGTAATTCTTGAAGAATCCGAACAATTGTTTGAGCTTTTCAGAGTCACCGATTTCTGCGTATGATTTTGCCGAATATTGGGTCTGTTTTTGCTCGCAACAGTGTATCATTAGTAGACGTCGGCAACCCTCTTCCACCTTGAAACAATTCTCATTATTTGTCGTAAAAAGCCAATTGGTGAAATCGTCTACAAGAACCGCATCTATATTCTTCTTTTCAAGATTTTGTTCGGGTCTGGTAATGACTTGCTTCAACCGGTCTGCGACCTTCTTGGCGTTTGCCGAAATCTCGTCACCGTAAATAAACAACTTATTACAAAGGTGGGCGTTGAAATTACGGGTAATATCGTCTATAGATTCAACCACTCCGCAATTAATACGACCCAATACGGCAACTATACCATCAACAAGCGAGTTTTTACCGGTTCCGTGGGTTCTGGAAAATAAGATAGGCGCCACCTTGGTTTTGAACTCGGGTCTTTGGATAATAGAAGCAATCCAACATTTCATATATTCGTATACTTTGTCGTCCGTGAATAAATATCGCATTAACTTGATAAAATCAGAAGTATCTTCGGTCAATGGCTTGACGCTCGGGTCGTGATTTGGAAATCCTCCAAAGGCATTATATACCGGAACGGTTTGGTCTGGGTCTACAATCGGTTTCCAACTCGGGTCAAAAACAAGCTTGGAATGCTTTCGTTTTTCCGAATCGTCCAACCAAAGCTCGTAATGCTTCATCGGAATCGGTCCAAGTCCACCTTTTACCTTGAAAATCGGCATTCCTTTTTCGTCCCGAAGCCGTTCCTTGAAATCTGTCGGGTCTCTGAATATCAAACTACGACCTTTCTTCTTATCTTCGTCAATCTCAATATATCGGACCGGATTCAAAAGCTTGAAATGGGTCTTTTCAAACGTCTCGGTTCTATATTCCAAATAAACCGAGCTTTGTCTGACCTCATCTTGGGTCAAGCTTCCGGTTGATACCCGAGCATTTATATGGGCTTTCAAAAGCGGATTTTGAGGGTCTACTTCATTCAACCATTTGAAGAATGTTCCGATTTTAACCGGTTCTTTGATTTTGGGTTTGGCGCCATACCAAATCTTATTGAAACCGGCTTCAGAATAGGTTCCACCACATTCGTTTTCACTCAAATCGTCCGCGATTTTTCTGGCTTCTTCTTCAAGTGGCGTTCCGGTTGATTCGTTGAAAAAACCGTAGACCATTCGGGACCAACTCTCGTAAGACGAAAAGTAATCGGGTTCCTCTTTGAGGATTTCCAATACTATTTTTTCCATCATATCAATCGTTTCCTTGACCTTACTTTCGTCAATCGTTGATACGCTTTCACCATCAGTTTCGTCTTCAGATTTCTTGGTTTTTTCCTTTTTAGTCTTGGTAGGTTTCTCGGGTTTCGGTAAAAGTTTTTTTGCGTTTACATTCTCGGGATTGAACGATTTCACCAAATCAGACCACTGAATGGTCGTCAAATCGCCGTCGTAATTATATAATTGCGCGTCCAACTTTTCCCAAGCGTGGTTCAGAAGCAAATCCCCTTCAAATCCGTTGAAAACGTTGATATATTGACCGACCTTGACGTCCGTTGGTATTCCTTCCAAATAGAATATGAAATGTGGTAACGATTTGCTTCTGGATAAGAAGAAACTGGCGTCTTCCAATATCTCTGGGATTTTACCACTATCTATTAAACCTTCAAGTGTTACATCACCGGATTTTACAAGTCCATCAATATCAACAATCGCCATTTGTTTGTTACCAAAACACGGTCTCAATTCGTAATATTCGGCTTCGTCGTCTTTGATTGTCGGTTTCCATTCGGACATTTTACCGTCCTTATCGGGTAACATTACGTGACCGTTTGTATAATATTCTTCAAAGTTTTCAAGGGTCAAACTGGATTTTGAACCGGCTTTCAAACGCTCACCTTTTTTGAAATAATCCTTCACGAATAATGTAGGGAAGTATTCAACCCCTTCTTCGGAAACTTTTTTGAAATGTTTTGTAATGAACCGTTTGATAGGACGGCTCGGATATTCGTTTGCCTTGATAAACTCAAGGGCTTCATTACGGCGTTCAAGTGCGATTTCATCTGATAGTGCGGGCATCTTATTACTTATACATTATATATAGATTATTCTTTAAGTTCTTTTTCGCTAAATATATATTTATATTGAATAAGTATTATTACAAAAAGTGGACGCAGTGGAACCATTTTTTCAAATTGGTGGAAATCAAAAGCTTCTAATGTTTTCTACTCTGGTTTCCCTAAACTTGAAAAAATGGTTCCACTCCCTCCACTATCTATACTTTGCTAAATATATTTAAACCCTTTTCTAATAAAAAGGCTTTAAATTAAGTTTACGCTGTTGCGACCGCTGTCTGACTCTTGGCTTGCTTCTTGGCTTCGCGCTCGGCAACCAGCTTGGGTTTACGAACAGCTAAATAATAGTCTTTCTTTTGTTGTAACAATTCGGCATACCTGTCTGGTTGCTGTTCGCGCAAACGGTCGTTGTATTTCTTACATTTTTCCCGACACTTCTCGGGGTGACTCTTCTGATAATTGCTGACTCGCTTCAAATGATTCTGGTAAAATCTTTCAGCGGGGCTTAAAGTAATAGTAATCTGTTCGGTGGCTGTCTCGGGGTTCATTCTCCTTGTATACACTATATAGAGATTATTCTTTAAGTCAGTTTCGCTAATATATATTAATTAATACAGCAAATAGGTTGCTGTCTATTTTTCCGAAAAAATGGATTTTGGCTTATACTTTGTAAGCTATTTTGGATTGGAATTGGATTTTTGAATTACTTTTTTTGAAAAAAATGGATTTTCAAAAAAAATCGTATACTACCCCCTTTGACTTTTTAGATTTCGTCGTCTTCTTCATATTCGTCTTCACTAAATACTGGGTCATTTACCCATCTGGGTTCATTTTGGTTTGGGTGGTATACGGCTTCGTAACATTCGGCACACATTCCATCAAATCCTTCTTCTAAACTTTCTTCCCACGTCTTGTTCCATCGGCAACGGACACATTCTTCCCCAAGTCCGATATCGGCAAGGTATTCTTTCGGATTAAATCCGTTTGGCTTGAAATAAAATCGCCACCAATGGGTAAAATAACACCCACCGTCGTCTCTGGGTTCATTTTGACGGCATTCTACAAGGTCGTGGAAAACTCTCGCACTGGGAGTCGGTCCAACGTAAGAACAAATAATATTTTGGAGTTCAATAGGTAATCGGTTCATCTTCTTCTATATACTTATATAGTATATTGTCTTTAAGTAGTTTTAAACAATATATATTATAATGTATATATACAATTTATATATTGCTGTCTAACTATCTTGTTTTGTTAAGTTGGTGGTTTGTTAAGTTGAGTTGGCGTAATGCTGTATAATAGACAGCAAATAAGTATTTGAAAGTTGCTGTCTATATTATAAAAAAATTAAGTTGAGCTTGGACGCTCGTCATTTTTTATTAAGTTGTTGGTTTAAAAGGCAACCGACATCAAGACATACATTACGGTCTCAAAGTCCATATCCTCGTCAGTATGGTCTCCGTTTAACCCAAACGTCTTCTTGTATATCGGACGGATACGGTTATAGTTCTCCTCGTAGGTCTGGTCTCGGTAATACGGCGCATCACGTTGAAACTGGATAGTAGGCAAAAAACAAAGGGTATTTCTCAACCATCTAAAGTGGCGGGTCTTTTCAAGCTCGGCAAGTTTCGCGTTCATCTTCTATATACTTATATAGTATGTTGTCTTTAAGTAGTTTTAATCAATATATATTATAATATTATATAGTGCTGTATAACAATATATTATATAATGCTGTCTATTATACAGCAAATAAGTTTTTGAATTGTTGCTGTATAATAATAAAATAAAAAAAATTAAGTTGAGCTTGGACGCTCAAGGATTTTGTTAAGTTGAAATTACTCGTTCTCGTATTGCGCGTCTTCGGCTTCTTCAATCCGTTTATTGATAATCCATTTTCGCATTCTTTCGCATTTGGGTTCATTCCAATCCAACATCTTGAATAACAATTCAATCTTGTCGTCGTCGGCATCGCAAGCCAAGCAATCCCAGAAATGTTCGGTCAATTCGTCCCACGGTAATCCACCGTATTGACCGTCCGACCAATCAAACATCATTACTTGTCGGAATAGATATTCCGCATTATCAAATGCGGATTTGAACTTCTTGAAATCGGTCAACGTCTTGGCGTCGGTCTTGGCTCGGGTCTTGGCTTGTTTTTCAAGCTCGGCGAGCGCTTTCTTTTGCTCGGTAATTTGGGCTTTGAGTGAGGCTTTGTCGGTCATCTTCGTCTATATACTTATATAGTATGTTGTCTTTAAGTCCTTTTTAACAATATATATTATATATTTATATATTGCTGTATAACAATATAAAGATTCTCTGCTGTATATATATAGAGAATGAACGCAGACCGAGAAGTTTTTACCAACAGCGCTGATATAATTTTAGAGACAACGAATGGTAACAGCAATCACATTTGGATAAATACAGCAAGACGAACGCTGTATATCGGTATGGACGCTGGAGACAGCAAAGTGCTGTATCGTTATTACGAAGAACGAGACCGGTTTATTAGCTGGATAGTGCTGTATACTCAATTAAGAGACGAAGACCGAGATACACCTTTGTATCGCTGTATCAAGGGAAATCAGTTGCTGTGGAACAATATATTACACCCAGACAATATGGAAGTTGACGAGATATTTGACCGAGTTCAGAGTCTTGACGAGGAGACAGCAAACAAGATGCTGTCTGATAGAACCATTTTTGGTGGGTAGTTTAATCCGGACTTTTAATCCGGACTGGTAATCCGGTCTTATATTCCGGACATTCTAATCCGGACGTCTAATCCGGACTTATATATATTGTTTGCTGTCTATACTTATACATTTATTATTTAGCGAAAAAGGACTTAAAGACACCTCCTTATATAGTGTATAAGTATGATGAACCAAGACGCCCTTACCAAGCTACAAGCCGACGACCGCGATTTCTCCAAGAAAATTGCCGACCAGAAGGCAAAAGAACGTTCCGACCATTTAGAGTATCAAAAGAAGCTTAAACAACGTCAGAAGCTTTCGGACGAGTTCAATAAGTTTATTAAACCGGACAACTTCAACTTAAACGTTTATCGTATTCGGGAACGTTCCGCACTCCCAAGTTGCGAGGAAGTCAAGAATATTCTTGGGAATATTAGTGAAGTTGAACTTGACTCATTCGTATATTGTATCTTACCTCAATTTAAGCATTGGGGAAAAGATAATTCCTACGAATGGCGGGAAAATGTCCGAAGAACGTTCCGCGGTGAGACTCCGGTATACCTTACACCTCCAGAACCTGGGAAAATTATCGGAACCTACTCCCACAAGGAATAAGTCCACTTTCCGAAAAAAGTATTTCGTTTTTTTCGGAAAAATCCATTTTTAGCAAGCAACTTCAACTTGCCGAACATTCCGAGCAAGCAACTTCAACTTGCCGAACATTCCGAGCAAGCAACTTCAACTTGCCGAACATTCTTCGGCTTTTTCATTTTTTTCGGAAAAAGAGACAGCACCTATTTTTCGGCTTTAAGTCGTTTTCATTTATATTATAATTGGTCTGACGATTGCTGTGTATATATACTTATAATATATATTTAGCAAAAACAATATAAAGAATAATCTCTATATAGTGTATAAGTATGACGACCCTCAACAACAAATACTCCCTTGTTTTACAATCTTGTTTCTTTGACGCCCAATACAACTCAAAGCATTTTCCGAAAGAAAAGAATAAATGGCGACTTGGAATGCTTGTTTACAATGGACGCGCGTATCAAGGAAACGACCCCGACTTTAATTTAGGCGTAAATATTTCGGTCAAATTATACCACTACGGTTGCGGACATTCGTGGACGGAGACTCCAAATGGTGACGTGATTGATTGGGCGATAAATTATAAGCTTGGTGTCCCGCAAGAAGAAAAATGTGTCTGGACTAAAGCCGAGTTGAATGACCTCGGATTCCAATATCACTACTACAAGTATGAAGACGCAATCCGTAAGAAAACTGAACGCAATCTCGCCAAATGCGACAAAAAGAAAAATCCAAACGAGAAATGTTGTTGCGAATACAATATGGAGTTTTGGAAGAACGACCATATTAACGAAAAGTTCATTAAAAATTATTGTATAAAACGTATTTACAAAGCCCCAGAACCCAAATCCGACGTTTAAGTTGAGACGGTGTATTGAGTTAAGTTAATTTTTTTTTATAACGGATAGACAGCGCAATATATATTTAATATAATTATACTTATTCAATATATATTATTTAGGCGAAAAGGACTTAAAGAAATATCTCTATATAGTGTATAAGTAGAATGACGACCACCGCCACCGACCTTGAACTCTCTGACGCCCAGATTAAGGCTTACGCAATCCAAGGACAACTTGGAGTTAATACCGCCCAACGTAACGGGGCGCTTGCCGATTTAAACTCGGCGAAATACCGTTTACAACAAACCACCAATGATAAACATTCGCAATATTTTGTCTTGATGGGTCGTCTCGTGAAATACGAGCCAGACCAAGTTTTTCCAGAGGTTCTTCAATACGCATTGGAGAATGGGATTTTTTATAAAACCGAGTCTAAAAATCTTGGTATATTCTCTAAAATCGGCGATTATACAACCGTAAATGGTAAGAAAACTTACAAAGCCCATTTTACAACTTACGGGCATTTTTTGAGAAAATGTGAAAAGGACGATGAAGAACCAATTAGTTATTCCGGTAACTTTTTAATGAAGAATTACCAAGAATATTTCGTGATTGATAAGACCGAGTCCGAGTATAGTAAATTAGAACATTTTATCAAGGTCAAGCAACCAGAACCCGAACCAGAACCAGAACCCGAGAAACCGTCTTGTGAGAATTGTAAGAAAACAATTACAAATGAGAATATCGGAGGTCTTGAAAAGAAATCCGACGATTCTGGTGATTACGTATATTGTTACGATTGTTATTACGGTAAACCGGTTGGTAAGAAATCCGCGATGCCGAAACCGAAACCGGAACTTGGTGTAGCCCCACCCGTAAACTGGGAAACCGAAAAAACTTACGACCAAGTAGCCGAAGAAATCAAAAATCTATACGGAAAAAAGACCAAACAAGAGTTATATGAGATTTGCTTTCAAAAAGGTGAAAAAGTCAATAAATCCGGTAAAAAAGAAGACTTTTTAAGGACTTTGTCTATATTCACATTCACCCGAAAACCAAAAGTTTAAATCCGAATAAAGTTAAAAAATAAAAAATATAAACTTAATTTTTTTATTTTTTTTATCATTACCACAGCAAACGTATCGCCAAATTATTTGGTGAATATGGGTCGGCTTTCCAATTACCCTTGATATTGGTTGCGCGATTCAGATAATTTTGCCTACGAATTGGGTCACCGTGTCGTGTGAAATCCTCGTATGGAAGTTGCCCGAAATGAACTGGATTACCGTCTGGGTTTATTATTGTATATTTCTTGTCCTTTTTGTTAGACCGGTATACGGTGGCTTCCTTTCCAAATAGCTTATAAGCTCGCTGTTGAACTATTTTTGGGTTGCTGTATTCTTCTAACGTCGCATCTCCAATTGCCGGCTTCAATTTAACTTGTTTTGGTTCTTTTTTCGCTACTTGAGTAGGCGCCATTCCACCACCGTAGACCTTTTTCAAAAGGGATTTTCCTTTTTTAAGGTCAGCTTTCGGGTCAGATTTCTCGTCGTCGTCTGGTTTTGGTTGAAGTCGCGCTGACTCCCAACTTGGTGCGAATGTTGCTTCGTTTACATCAAACAGCTTCTCATCGCTGTATTCATTTTTGGAATGTTTCAATCGCTTGTCTGCCGAGAATGAACCACCCAATTTCTGGTAAATCTTTGCTGTATCACCTTGATTCGCTTGAGCCATTCTTTTGGCTACTTTATACAATTCTGGGTCGTCTGGTTTAATCATTAGGCTGTATATAATACCCAAATATTATTTCCGGCAATATCTTGCGCCACTCTAAATTGTAAAATGTTCGCCCCGCTGTCTAAAATAAAAATATCCATCAAGTATATAATGTCCGAAGATAAATATCTGGTTCAATCCGTTATTTTTGATAAATCTGTTTACTCACCCCGTCAAGCAAAGAAATGGCTCCAAGCTTCCGGCTACAAGGCACCAAAAATGGACGAGACAGCGCACTATTTAAGGTTTAGACAGGTCTCGCCAACTGAAGCTAAAAAACAAGGATTTGCCGATTATAATACTAAACCGTTAGGAAATGGCGACATCAAATTGGTGATTGCTTATCCGAGTTTAACTGGTGGAAAAATGAAAGCAAGTGAAATCAGCGATTTTATTGACGCTTCGTATTCCAAGAATCCACCCAAAGAATTAGACGGATTCACACTTGATTCAAAGCTGTCTAACGATATAGCCAAGGTTTACTATAACCCAAATACGGGTGAAGCCAGAATCATACATCGTGGAACGGAAGGACTCAAAGATTGGGGTAACAATTTGGCTTATATTGCTGGAGCGTATGAACTAACAGACCGTTACAAAAGAGGTAAAAAAGTCCAAGAACAAGCTGAAAAGAAATACGGAAAGAAAAATATTTCAACTCTGGGTCACAGTCAAGGTGCCGTTTTGGCTCGGAAACTCGGTGCTGATACCAAGGAAGTGATTAACGTTAACCCAGCATTCAAGGGTGAAAAGCCCAAAAAGAATGAATACAATATCCGGTCTTCCGCTGACGTGGTGTCCGGTTTATACGCTCCAGTCGCAAAGGTCAGAGAAGTATTAAATCCGAAAGAAAAGCGCCACGATATAACCATTAAAGCCGAAAGTTTCAATCCACTTAAAGAACATTCTGCTGATATATTGGGTAGGTTGGGAGAAAAGGAAATCGGAGTTGGAGCTGGACGAAGAGTAAATGGTAGGACTTCCGATACAATTTGGTGGTATTTATAAGTATAGATAGTGGAGGCATTTTTAGCCCAGAAATATGCTTCCACCTTTTTCTATACTTATTTTCAAGTTTTTAGATTTCTTTTTTTAACAGCAAGGCAACAGCTGGCGCTCGGTAAACAGTCTCATCATCATCAATTCTTCTTTTATTTTGAATTATAAAAGAAGTATATATACAAGAGTGGATACAGTGGAAGCATTTTTTCAACTCTACAGGAATTGGAAGTGAATGAATACCCTCTTCTTTGGTTGCCCTTGACTTCAAAAAATGGTTCCACTCCCTCCACCTTTTATACTTAATATAAGTATATTGCTGTTATTGATACTTATTAATATATATTGTCGTTAAAAGGACTTAAAGACGTCTTACATATATAGTATATAGAAATGAGTCAAGAACCCGTTCAAGAGTTTCGCAAATGCGTCAGTTGTCCCCAGTATGAGATTGCTCGTAATGGCTTTGTTCGCCACGGTGAATCCAAGTTGCCGACCAAGCAACGAGTCACTAACCGAGGATATTGTATAATAACCGTCTGGAAGAAGTCGGCAAAAAGGAATAAACATTTTAAATTACACCGCTTGGTTGCCGAAGCGTATTTAGAAAATCCAGAAGGGAAACGAGAAGTAGACCACCGAGATGGTAACAAATTAAACAATTGCCTTGAAAACTTGCGTTGGGTAACCCGAAGTCAGAATTGTTCCAATAAACCGAGAAAAACTATCGGTGGATATAGAGGCGTTTACCACGTTGGCGAAAATAAATACCGAGCCGGTATATCAAATAATAATAAGACCATTTGGCTTGGAGTATTTCCGACTGCCGAAGAAGGCGCCAAAGCATATAACGATTGGATTAAAGAAAACAAACAAGAAGAATGGAGACAAATGAATGTTTTACCTACAAATTAAAGTATTTTGTCTATATCTTTCGGGATATAGAGAAAACGAAGCCGAAGTAATACTAAATGAATAGTTTGAGAAGAATGTTTGGATTGGCGGTGTCTCAATATAACCCAAGAAAATAAATTGGGCTAAACATTTGTTGTAAACGATTTGGAGGAAATCCCAACGGGAGTATCGGGCATTTCGTCCCCAACCGGAGTCATTTTATCCGGCATTTTCTTGAGAAGTAAATTACTATTTTCTTTCAGTTTACGGTATTCGGTATATATTTTTTCAAGATATTCTTTGGCTGGGATAGGGCGGTGTTCGCGATTAAGCGATAAAACTTTATAAATATCAACAGCAAGAAGGTAATATTCTTTGCTAACAATCAGTTCCAATTCCATTGACTTTTGAATGGAAAGATATAGCTCAATTGAGCCGATAATAGAGCAAATTAATGCTATTAAACACGTCATTACGCTGATAGTAGGTTGAGGCAAATACGGCTGGGTTCCGACGCTAATGATGCTGTTGAATCCGGATAAAATTATTACTGGTAGACGGTAGTATTGTAAATTATTTTTCAAACTAAAATAAGACTTGGAATGCTCTTTTGAAAGTAAAACAGCATTCACACGAATGTTTTCTAAAATGGTTTCTATATCTTGAGACCAATCGTTCTCCATTATATAAATATATAAATATTTTATAAAACGGGATAAACTGGTTGAATAAGGATTCCACACTGACCGCTTTTGCCGTTATAATCGCCACGGGCTAATCGGATATATCCTTCTTCGCCGTAAGACGTTCCCCACGAGTTCTTGACTATCCAGTAGTCCGGAGCGTAGCCGACAGCAAGGACGCCGTGGTCTAAATTGGTAGAGCATTTTCCGGTGTAAACACCACTTTTATAAAATTGGAACCCAGGTTCATCGGCTTCTAATGCGACACTTATTGGCTGTTGGTATAAAGCCGATACGAAAGACGACTCGCTGTTTGGTGCGACGTTTACGACCTTTTGAATATCTGAACCGGATATAATACCGCAACCCGTATCGCATTTTCCTACCTTTGAAGTGGTTCCGGAATAATAAGGATATTCTGATTCGGAGCAGAGACCATTATTCTTACCAATCCAAGTCATTACTGAACCCATATCACCGCCGTCACACCCAAGGGCATTTCCACCGTTTTTAATAAAATCGCAATCCAATATTTGCTGTTCGCTGAAACTGATAAGCTCGCCGGTCTTGATTTGGTAAGCGCCTTCTAATGCGCCGGTGGTTGAGAAACTATAACAGCTCCCGCAAGCAAGCTGGTTCTTAACCGGTGTAACAGCACCTTTGGAGCGCCAATCCCACGAAGCTGGAGCGCCGACGCTGGATTTGAAAAGCCCATCAGAACCGACACTTTGGGATAGGATAGGAGTCAAAATCTTTCGGAAATCGTCGCGATTCATACCGGAGAACTGGTTGTGAGCCAGTGTATACGATAGGTTTTTAGAGTTGACGTCTTTGATTATTCGGTCATTTTCAATCCATTTTTCAAGTAGAGACGAAAATCCCTCACCTTCGCTTGGTAAATTGATTTCGTGTTTATTCGCCCAGTCAAAAAATCTGTCTAAATTGGCGTTTGCTAAACGTAAAAATAAGAAAAGACAAGCGATTCGTAACATTTATATATATTGTATATATAAATATTTAAGCTGTTTAACACTTTGGAGTGTTCTTTATATACTGAAGTAAAACGAAAATACCGAAAATCCAGCCCCAGAACTCTAAAACAGCCATCAAATAATCCCAAGTATACATTTATATTACCAGAGATTTTAAGGTGATACAATTTGAGCGGATAAAGACCACTTATAATAACCACTAAAACCAGAAACCGTTCCAAAATATAAATCCAACGCTAATTCCCCACTCGCACCAGCAACAAATATAATCGTATCTTGGATAGTAAATTGAGTGCTACTGCCGTAAGGATATACGCCACTTGCGATTGTATTGGGGCAAGGAGTTCCACTATCATATAAACCATTAAAACTACCATTAATATTATTATAATTAATATAACAAGAAGAAGTAGGTTCAGCATTATCAACCCAGCAATTAAATTGTATCGCAACCGTATAACTATTATATGCGGTCATTCCAGTTAAATATTGAATAGGACTTGAACCAAGACCGACATTTGTATAAGTTCCACCTGACGCACTAAACGATTGACCTGTATTTTGATAATATCCCCAACGCAGAGGTGGAACTGGAACAGAATAAGGAACACCATTAATAATCAATTGACTACAATCTAATCTTAAAGCCGTAGAAGCACCAAATCCAGCAGTAATCGTAAAATCATTAGTGTCTGTATTTTGAATAAAGTTTGTAGCGTAAGAAGTTGTAGTGGAAGTAGAACTATTAAGTAATTGTAATTGGTCGTAATATAATCTTGATAACATTATTCCGTTGTTAGATGATTGAAAATGAGTATCAAATTGACTGGTTGTTCCAGCACCACTCGCTACTTGATATGCTTGACTTGGTAAATTAGCGTAAGCATTAATACCAGTAAAATCTCCCCAAGTTAAACCAATTGTAGTAGGACTTAAACCATTAATCGTATTCAAATTGATATTATTAACAGAATTAATATCGTTTCCGTTTAAATTAATAGATTGTAATGCTGTCGCACTAATGTTTAAAGTAGCATTCCAATCAGGCGTCGCTTGGGGAAAACCAATACTATTAATAGTATTTACATCAATATTATTTACCGCAGTAATACTTAAACCACCAGCATTAGCACCAGCAGTAAGAACAGCAGTTAAATCAGGGGTAGGAGATGTAATAGGAAGACCATTAAGGGTTAAGGCGGACGCTTGAAAATCAATTGGAGCAAGAGCAGGAGTGGTTCCGCTATTAAAACAACGAATAGTTCCGTCAAAAACACCTGATTTCATTGAAAGTTTCGTAACATCTCCCGACCCACTCGTATCGTTGGTTTCGTGGTAAAGACCATCAATC